CAATCTGGTGGCGCAAACATCCCAAGCCTCTCGCTACAGGCAATCAATCCTGATGTGCCGCTTCGACGGACACATTTCGGAGCGCGTATCGATAGTTTCACCCTTCCGCTGAAACGCGATGGCCTGACGAGCGCAACTCTGTCTCTCATTGCACAGGGCGAGAGCACAGACACTGTAGATCGAGATCTCACGCCGGTGAGTTATAACGCGCTGCGCTTTGGTTCCTTTCAAGGCACGATCCGGCGAAATGGCGCCGCCATGGGCCGCGTCGTTTCGGCAGAAATCGTCTACAAGAATGGACTGGATAGGATCGAGACTATCCGCTCCGACGGTCTCATCGATAGCGCTGAACCAACGGTTGCAGCTTGCACGGGCAATATCGTCGTGCGTGTGGATGGAACCTCGTTGATCGAAGCAGCTACTGCGGGCACGCCCATGGAGCTCGATTTTGGCTATGTGCGTGACGCCAATACGAGCCTCATCTTCACAGTCCATGAAGCTGTTCTCTCTCGTCCCTCCGTCCCCATCGAGGGGCCATCTGGAATCCAAGTCACCTTCGAATTTCGTGGCGCCAAAGATCCAACTCTTGGACGGATGATGACCGCTACTCTCAAAAACGATGTTGCTGCCTATGGAGCCACGCCATGATCCGTCTTGGTCTCAAATCGGAGCCATATTGGTTTGACCTGCTGCCAGGTGTGCGGGTGAAAGTGCGCCCCTTTGGGACGGCGCTCTTCTTTGCTGCGCAATCAGCCATGGTGAAGGTCGATACGCAGGGTGAAACGACAAGTGAGGTTATCGACGCATTGCGTGGTGTCGCTTTCATCAAGGCGCTCGCACGTCTCTCTATTATCGAATGGGAGGGCGTAGCCGACGAAAAAGGCAACCCTGCACTTGTCAGCCCAGAGGCAGTGGATGCGTTGATGGACATTTGGCAAGCGGCTGCTGCTTTCGAGCGCATCTATGCTCGCCCCATTTCGGAGATAGAAGCCGAAAAAAACGACTAAGCGCCCGCGCTGAATGGCATTTTGGTGGTGGGCAAGCCTATTGCGCGGCCTGTTCAGATCGTTGCCCGGATTGCCCCTATGAAAAGCACGCACCCGTGACAGCAGAGGGTTGGGAGATTTGGGATCTTCTTGAGCGCTGCGGGGGACAAATCCGCATGGGATCCACGGGCCCGGTAGGGCTCGATTTCGGGGCAGCGTTTCTGATGGCTGACGCGCTTGGTTTCAGTCGATCATCAATCGCAGAGTTTCTGCCCGCAGCTGAAGCAGGTTTCATGCGTGGGATCCTGAAACAGATGGACAAGAGCCAGCATGGCGAACCGTAACATTTCGATCAGATTGCAGGTCGATGGCGATCGGTTCAAAGCTGAACTCATTGAGGCAGGGCGCACAGGCAGCCAAGCGCTCAAGACAGTCGAGGCTGCTGCACGAGATGCGGGAAATGCACTCGATAAAACGAGTGCATCAACTCAAAAAGTTGACCGCGAACAACAGAGCCTCTCTCGTTCGGCAGAGCGGCTCAAGCGTCAATATGCTGAAGGCTATCAAGCAGCCCAAGAACAGAGCCGCGCCAGCTCGCTTTTGAGTAAAGGGCTGCTGACACAGGCAGAATATGCCAGCGTCGTTGAAGGCATCGGACGAAAATATATCATCGCCAATACCAATGCTCGTACATTTGGACAAACTGTAGAGCAGCAAGGCCAGCGCACGCGCGTCACAGCCCAGCAGATGGCGCAGCTGCAGCCCCAGCTCAACGACATTTTTACGACGCTGACCACGGGCATGAGCCCGCTCACGATAGCGCTTCAGCAAGGCCCCCAAATCACTCAGATTTTTGGTGGCATTGGTGCGACCTTCCGCGCCATTCCACCTGTGGCGCTCGGTGTTGCTGCAGCATTTGCAGCAATAGGCATTCCTCTCGCCATTATCCTGTCGCGAGCGACCGATCTTGCAGCTGAAAGTCGTATTTTCAATGTGGCGCTTGCCGCCATGGGTCGTCAGGGGCAGACAACAGCCTTACAACTTGGCGAACTCGTTGAAAAACTCCGCGATGTTGGCGTAGCGCGAGACGAAGCGCGCTCAGCGATATCGACACTTGTCAGAACGCCAAACCTACCGACGGCGGAAATTCCGCGTCTCGCCGCCATGGCGCCTGATCTTGCGGCTGCAACCGGAACGACGGCGAGTGATGCAGCGCGACAGCTCGCAGAAATAGCGACTGGTGGCTATGACGCCATCATCAAACTAGACCGCGCTCTCAATGGGTTTCTCAATCCATCCCAGCGGGAAAATATCCGCTTACTGAGCCAACAAGGAGAGCAAACCGCTGCTTATCGTATTGCTATTGATGCTTTGGAAGGCAGGATCAAGGGTCTGAATGATCAGGCGCTATCGCCAACACAAAAATCGATCAATGACATCTCACGTGCCTGGGATCGTCTTGTCGATAATTTGGCAAAGGGCGCAATTGGTCGGATAAGCCTCCAGGTCGTAGAGGGAACGATCAGTGGGGCAGCGAATCTATTCGCGCCCTCAATGCCCAAGGCTCGGGATCCAGTTGCCGATGCTGAAAGCGCTCTGGAACGGGCAATCGACCGACTTGAGCGTCTGAATAACGAGACGCGACGCTATCGTGATCCGGCGGCAGAAGTCTTCATTCCAGGTTTTTGGTATGGCTCTCCGAACGCTGTGCGGGCGCAACTGGAACGTGAAGTCGAAGCGGCACGCCAAGAATTCGAGCGCTTGAATGAGGCTGCTGCCAAGGCGCAGGAGCAGGGACGCCTTCTCGCGCAGCAATCCTCGCCCGAAGCAACGCTCTCTAAACCCCAAGTCCTGCCCATTCGAGAGGAAACAGCGCGGCAAATTGCTGATCTCGAAATGCGGCGTCGTCTCGATAGCATCACTCCGGGAGCTCGGCCCCAAGCAGAGGCAGAAATCCAGGCTGAGCTCGCCGCTCGTGAGAGAAATCTCAATGCCATGGAGGCCGAAGCTCTCAAGCGTGCGATGGTAGGCAATGTAATTGCCGACCAAAAGCGTCAATATTCCGACCTGACGCGTGAAATTGAGCTTCAAAGCAGAACTGCTTTAGAGGTTGCAGCTTCCTACGGCCAGGGGCTTTCTGCTGTCATGCGAGCGGAAGCGCAGAGATCCGCACAGCTTGAAAATCTCAGAAATGGCATTGATGCGACTGCACGATCGGAAGAACTCCTCAAAGCCAAGGTCGCTGAGACAGCCGAAGCGCAAGCCCGTGCTGCTTTGCAAGCCCAGGAATCTGCCGATGCAGCAAGAAGGATAGCGGGTGCAGAGGCGGGGGGATCGGCAGCGGTTGCTCGCGCGCAAGCTTCAGAACGGGCTCTTGCCGCCACCCGTGAAGCCCGTGCAGCGCTTGCTAATGCGACAGGAGATTCCGAAGCCTCTTTACGTCGCAGTATTGAAGCGACAACAAAAGCAATCGAAGCACAATCTTCTGCGGAACGGGCTGGTCAGCTCATTCGTGAAAAGCGATTGGCTACCAATGACCTTGTGATTGCCAATTTGGAACGAGAAGCCGCCGCCACTTCGAATGCTGCAGAGCGGCGTGCAAAAGAACTGGCCATTGAACGCGAGCGCAGACTGCTCGCTCAAAAAGATAAATTCGGGGGCGTCGATCCAGCCCTTACCGAAGCGCAGGATGCAGCCGCATCGCTTCGTGAGCAGGCTCGTTACTTCAATGAGGTCCGAGATCAAGCAAAGAGCATATCAAGCGACATCGCCAATTTTTTGGTTGACGGTTTCGTCAATGCTGGGAAGGCTGGAAAGAGTGTCTTTGCAAATCTCGCTGATGGTGCGGTAGGCCTCTTTCGCCGGATGGCTGCAAAGATTGCAGCGACCCTTATCGAGCAGAAATTCATTCTCCCAATCACCACACAAATCGTTGGTGCATTTCCAAGCCTCTTTGGAGTTGTGGGACCTCAAGCTGTTGGTCAAGCGGCTGGCGGCGCAACTGCTGCTGCAAGTGCGGGCGGGGGCATTTTCGAGAGCATTGGAAAATGGTTTTCAGGCCTCTTTGGCGCTGGGCATGATGGTGCGCTCATTGGTATTGCGCCGTCGCATTCACGCATGGTGGCGATTAGTTCGTTCACGGGAGCTGAAAGGTTTCACGCTGGCGGCATGCTTGGATTGAGGCCGGACGAGGTTCCATTCGTTGGCTTGCGCGGTGAAGAAGTCTTGACACGCAATGACCCGCGCTATCGATGGAATGCGGAGCGTCTCGATCGCATGCGCATGCCGACGCCGGCGAATGATGTGCAGGTCAATGTCTACGATATGCGTATTGGTCGCGATCAGCCGCCTGCGCGTACCGAGCAACGGCGCGGCGCCGACGGCAAACGCGAGATCGCTGTCTTTATCGAGGACAAGATCGACGAAGCGATCCGAAGCGGGCGCCTCGATCGGGCACAGGGCGAGACCTATGGCTCGCGCCGTTTGACCAAGCGGGTTTGAGAGATGGCCAATATCGTCTGGCCTTCGAGCCTGCCGCAGCGTCCCACTGTCGGCGGCTACCAGGAGCGCTTTGCCGACACGGTCTTGCGCACGGCCATGGAGACTGGGGCCGCCAAGACCCGGCGCCGGTTTACGGCAGCGCCACGCCAGATCGAGGTGACGTTCCGCGTCAACGCGGCTCAGGCCGCAACCTTCAAGAGCTTCTTCGAGGAAACCACCGCCGGCGGCGCCTTGCCCTTCGACTGGGTTCACCCGCGCGAGGGGACGTCCGCGGAGTTCCGTTTTGTCGAAGCGCCTCGCGTGTCGGCCGTCACCGGAACGCTGTTCTCGGTCGCGGTCAAACTGGAGCAGATGCCGTGAGGACGATATCGCCCGAAGCACGGTCAGCGGCGCACGCCGAAGCGTCCGACAAGGTCTGGCTCGTCCTGCTTGAAATCTCGGCGACAGGTCTCTCAACGCCCATTCGCGTCGCCAATGACAACGTCGATGTCATCCACCAGGGCTGGACCTTCATTGGCTACCCCTTCGAGGTGGAACTGCCGCCCGAAAGTCAGGATCGCCCGATGATCGCGCGCATCCGCATCGACAATACGGAGCGGCTGATCGTCGATGAAGTGCGCACCATCAGCGAGCCGCCAAGCGTGACACTCCGGGTGGTGCTCGCGGACCAGCCCGATGTAATCGAGGTCGAGTATGCGGGCATGAGGCTGCGCAACGTGACCTGGGATGCCGGCGAGATCTCGGGCGACCTTGTCTACGAGGACATCCTCTCCGAACCCGTCTGCGAGCAGATGACCCCGGCGCGATTTCCGGGGGCGTTCTGATGATGGAACTGCCGGACTGGGTCTCCGCCTATGTCGGCCTGCCCTTCAAGGAGGGTGGCCGTCATCGGGACGGGCTCGATTGCTACGGGCTGCTGCGGCTCGTCATCAACGAGCGCTTCGCGGGCGCCGTGCCGGAATACGAGGGCATTGCCTACCGTCCCGGTGAGGACAGGGGCCTCCTGGCCGCGCTGATGGATGAACGGATCCGCCTGTGGCGTCCGATCGCCAAGGGGGATGAGCAGCCTGGCGACGGCGTTCTGCTCCGCGTCATGGGCCGGCCTATCCATGTCGGCGTCGTCGTGGCGCCCGGCTTCATGCTGCACATCGAAAAGAACTGCGACAGCGTTCTTGAACGCTTTACGGCCGGCTCCCGCTGGGAGCGGCGCGTCCTTGGGTTCTACCGTCATGCCGCTTGATGCCACGCAGTTCGAGACGCAGCTGCGCTGGACGCTGGTCGCGCGCCCCTTCTCGACCGAACGGGAGGAGCGGTTTGCGCCTGTAGGTCTCAGCCTTACGCAGATGCTGGAAGCCTCAGACCTGCCGGAGCGCTACTGGCCCTATCTGCAGGTCTTTGTCGATGACGAGGAAATACCACGCGGCTGGTGGGCCAAAGTGCGCCCCAAGCCGAATGCGCGGCTTTTTGTACGGGTCAACGCCATGGGCGGCGGCGGTGGCGGAGGCAAGAACCCGCTCGCCATCATTGGCGCGATTGCCGTCATCGCCTTTGCGGCATGGGCAGCCCCAGCGCTCACGGCGGCCCTCTTTGGCGTCAACGTCGCTGCCGTCAACGCGGCCGGCGTCTTTACCGCGATGGGGCTCACCAAGCTCGTCATCGCGGGCGCCATCACCATGGTCGGGTCGTTACTGGTCAATGCGATCGCCCCGACGCCCGCTCAATCCTTGCGCGGGAATGATGCTGGGCTGTCGACGCCCACCTACGCCATTACGGGAACGACCAATCGCCTCAACCCCTATGGTCCAATTCCGCGCGTCTATGGCACGCGACGGCTTTTCCCGATCCTTGCCGCAAAGCCCTACACCGAGACAATCGGCAATGAG